ATGAGACCAGAAACTAGAGAAGCAATGGAAATGCTTTTTGCTGCTAAATGGAATCTTCCAAAGGCAGCACAGTATTGCAATCTTACACATAAAGAATGTAAGATTGTGTTTAATGAATATTGTAATTTTCATCCAGCAACTTATAATAATGAAGATTGAATTAAAGGATTGGTTGAATTCAATCAATCAAACTAAAAAAAATATTATGGACGAAGACCCATCCTCCATAAAGGAGTATGCTCCTTATATTATTAATAGATGTTTATCGGGACATATTGATTGTTTGATGTATGCAAATGAGATGAATAAGTTCTCCTCATTGGATAAAAAACTTCAATATGATTTTTTTATAAATATTATCAGGAAAAAGAAGAGATTCTCTCCTTGGTTAAAACAAGAAAAAATCAAAGATCTTGAAGTAGTTAAATCTTACTATGGTTATAGTAATGAGAAAGCAAAACAAACTTTGAATATTCTAACAAAAGAACAACTCGATTTTATAAAATCAAAACTTGAAACTGGAGGAACAAAATGAGTGTTGTTAATGAACCTATTGTGATTTGGACACCAGACCAAATGGTCGAAGTGATTTTGAATGAACCTGATGATTTCTTGAAGGTTCGTGAAACACTCACTCGTATTGGGGTCGCATCACGCAAAGAAAAAAAGATTTACCAATCTTGTCATATTCTTCACAAGCAAGGTAAATATTATCTCGTACACTTTAAGGAATTGTTTGCTCTTGATGGCAAACACGCAAATCTTACGGTAAATGATGTACAACGTCGTAATCGTATTATTCAACTTCTTGCTGATTGGGGATTGATTACAATTGTCAAACCAGAAAAGATTACTGATATTGCCCCTTTAAATCAAATCAAAGTTCTTGCTTATAAGGATAAGGGAGATTGGGTTTTAGAGACTAAGTATAATATTGGTGCTAAGAAAAAACGCACTGAAGAGGAAACCGAATAAAAAAGTGGGGAGAACATCACTCCCCTTTTTTTATGTTATGAATATATAATAATGATGTTGCCTTCGGGGACATTATTAACTTACAGACGCTTTAGGAGGTCTATTATGTTTGGAACAGGAGCAAGTTCAATTACTTATTCAGTACCAGAAACTGCTAAGTATCTATTAGAAATTCAAAAAAATAGTATTGGAATGGATGAGTGGTTTAAAAGGTTTGATACTGCGTTTGAGACGCATACTAACTATCCACCATACAATCTAGTCAAAGAAAGTAGTGTTGATTTTAGATTAGAAATCGCACTTGCTGGATATAAACGAGAAGATATTGAAGTTACTACAGAATGGAATAAACTCTTTGTAGAAGCAAAGAAAACTGGTGATGTTGATGATGAATATCTACATCAGGGATTAGCAAAGAGAGCATTTACTCGTACCTGGACTTTATCTGATGATGTGGTTGTTGGAGATATATCTTATGTTGATGGATTACTTACCATTAAACTAAATAGAGTTATTCCAGAGCATCAGAAGAAGAAGGTATATGAAATCGTATCAAGAGTTCATGAAAATAATTCAGGAAGTGAAGGGTGATTTTGGAACTCAACCATATCACCCAAAAGAAAAATGTTATGGGAATACAGTCTTTTATAAAAGAATAAAGAAAAGAGTGTGTTCTAAAGGAACTGATACTGGTTCTGGTGGAGCAAGTGGTGACTCTGGTGGGGACTAAATATAATTGAATATCGTCGCCGCAGGGGAGCAACTGGCAAAATCCAGTTGACGCTCCCCCATTTTTTTGGTAAAATTACAATAGGTATGTGACTAAAATGGCAGTAAAACTCGCATTATTAAAATCTGGTGAAGATGTAATTGCAGATATTAGAGAAGCAATTTCAGAAGAAACAAATAGGATTGTTTCTTTTATCTTTTCTAATCCCTACGTTGTTAAACTGACTCAACCACAAGTTTTGATGGAAGAATCAGAACAAACAGAAAATAGAGCATACAATATTTCAGTATATCCTTGGATGCCTTTGTCTGATGATACTGATATTGCAATCAATCCAGACTGGGTGGTTACAATTGTAGAACCAGCAGCAACTTTAAAAAAATCTTATGAGGAGAGAATGAATGGAAGAGGAAGAAGTACAAAGAACGATTCAGGTTCTAGTATTAATGAATCAGTTGAATTTAATAACTGAAATTGAAGAAGTATTGGTTGATTTTGGAGAACCAAATTGTAAACTAGTAAAACCATATTTGATTTCTGATGATGGAAATCTTTCTCCTTGGTTGAAAGGAATTACAAATGATGAAGAGATTATGATGAGTTCTGACAAGATTTTAACTCTTGTTGAACCAAATGGAAAATTACTTGATGAATACACTGAACTTGTAAAATGAGATTTTATACCAACGTCTATGAAAAATTTAATAAAATGTTGGTTCGTGGATATGAAGATGGTAGGTATTTTCAAACAGAAGAAGAGTTTCAACCAACTCTTTATGTCACTTCTAAAAAACAAAGTAAATATAAAACTCTTGATGGGTTGAGTGTTGAACCAATTCAACCTGGAAAGATTTCTGATTGTAAGGAATTTTTAAAGAAGTATGAGAATGTAGAAGGATTTACTGTTTATGGTAATGATAATTACAAAGCACAATATATTTCTGAAACCTATCCAGAAGATGAAATTAAGTTTGATATTAAAAAAATTCGTCTTTTAACAATTGACATTGAGGTTGCATCTGAAAACGGATTTCCAAATGTATTTGATTGTGCGGAAGAACTTTTAGCAATCACACTACAAAACTACGCAACAAAAAACATTATTTGTTTTGCTTCTCGTCCTTATGTGAATACTCGTAAGGATGTTGTGTACGTTGAGTGTAGAGATGAAATTGATTTAATTCAACACTTTCTCGCATTTTGGGAAAAAGAAACTCCTGATGTAATTACAGGTTGGAACTGTGAGTTGTATGATATTCCTTATATTGCTGGAAGAATTGATAGAATTCTCGGTGAAAAAGAAGCACGTCGTCTTTCTCCTTGGGGAAATATTCGTAGACGAGAACTTGTAATTAAAGGAAGAGAGCAAATCTCTTATGAGGTTTCTGGAATTTCAATTATTGATTATCTCGACCTTTATAAAAAGTTTACTTATAAGGCACAAGAATCTTATCGTCTAGACCATATTGCAAATGTGGAACTAGGTCAAAAGAAATTGGACCACTCTGAATTCGAGACTTTTAAAGATTTTTACACAAAAGATTGGCAAAAGTTTATTGATTATAATATTCGAGATGTGGAACTTGTAGACCAATTGGAAGATAAGATGAAACTTATCGAACTATGTTTTACGATGGCATATGATGCTAAGGTTAATTTTAACGATGTGTTTTTTCAAGTAAGAACTTGGGACGCAATCATTTATAACTATTTGAAGAAGAGGAATATTGTTATTCCTCCTAAAGACCGTTCAGAAAAAAGTGATAAATTTGCGGGGGCATATGTTAAGGAACCGATTCCTGGGAAGTATGATTGGGTTGTATCTTTTGACCTTAACTCTCTTTACCCTCACCTCATTATGCAATACAACATTTCTCCAGAAACACTCTTGGAAGAAAGACATCCCAGCGCAACTGTTGAAAGGATATTGACTCGAAAAGTTGAATTTGGTGATTATAAAGATTATGCGATATGCCCGAATGGTGCAATGTATCGTAAAGACGTTCGTGGTTTTCTTCCAGAACTAATGGAGAAAATGTATAACGACCGTGTAATCTTTAAGAAAAAGATGTTGGTTGCGAAACAGCAATATGAAAAGACTAAGACAAAAGAATTAGAAAAAGAAATTGCAAGATGCAATAATATCCAAATGGCAAAAAAGATTTCTCTTAATAGTGCTTATGGTGCTATTGGAAATCAATATTTTAGGTATTATAAACTAGCAAATGCCGAAGCAATCACAATGTCAGGACAAGTTTCCATTCGTTGGATTGAAAGTAAAATGAATTCTTATTTAAATAAAATTCTTAAAACAAATGATGTTGACTATGTTATTGCTTCAGATACTGATTCCATCTATCTTAATATGGGTCCTTTTGTCGAGACTGTATACAAAGGAAGAGAAAAAACTACTGAGGAAGTTGTTGGGTTCCTTGATAAGGTCTGTTCGATGGAATTTGAAAAATATATTGAGAGTTCTTACCAAGAACTGGCGGACTATGTGAATGCATACGACCAAAAGATGCAAATGAAACGGGAAAATATTGCCGACCGTGGAATCTGGACTGCCAAGAAACGATATATTCTTAATGTTTGGGATAGTGAAGGTGTTCGTTATGATGAACCTAAATTAAAGATTATGGGACTGGAAGCAGTCAAATCTTCTACTCCTGCTCCTTGTCGTCAAAAGATTAAGGATGCTCTTAAAATTGTGATGACTAAAACAGAAGACGAAATGATTTCTTTTATAGATAATTTCCGTAAAGCATTTAATAAACTTCCTCCAGAAGAAATTTCATTTCCACGTTCAATTAATGACGTAGATAAACATAAATCTTCATCAACTCTTTATAGTAAAGGAACTCCAATTCATGCAAGAGGGGCACTTCTTTATAATCATCTAATTAAAGAAAAGAAGTTAGATAAGAAGTATGCAAAAATTCAAAATGGTGAGAAGATTAAATTTTGTTATTTGAAACTTCCAAATCCAATTCACGAAAACGTAATTTCTTATATTCAAGAATTTCCAAAAGAATTTGGACTAGACAAATACATTGATTATGACCTACAATTCAGTAAAGCATTTTTGGAACCGATGAAAGTTATTCTTGATGCAATTAATTGGAGAGTAGAAAAAACTGTAAACTTAGAATCATTTTTTAACTAATGGACTTTTTAAAAGATATTGTAAAAGAAATCGGTGGAGAATACACACAACTAGCATCGGACATTGACGAGACAGAGACTTATGTTGATACGGGTTCATACATTTTTAATGCACTGGTTTCAGGTAGTGTATTTGGTGGTGTATCTGGGAATAAAATTACTGCTATTGCTGGAGAGTCTTCTACTGGAAAGACTTTTTTCTCTCTCGCCGTGGTTAAGAACTTTCTTGATACTCATCCCGATGGTTACTGTCTCTA